TGTATCTAGCTGTGAAAGTTTCACCTGCTTGATCAAACACTACTCCAGCACCTTCTTGTTTAGTTGGTGCAGAAGCGAAACCGCTTAACATTACTTCTTCTTCAAAAGCTCTGTCAGATGTTTCAGTAGAAAAAATTTCAGCATGCTGATTTTCATATCTACTATATTCCAGGCCGAATAGTGCATTCAAACCTGGCTCTAGTTCTTTAACTAGTTGGGATCGTGATATTGCCATAGTTTTATTCTCCTATTATAGCCCTGTACCACTTCTAAAGAAGTGATTGTTGATTCTAACAAGAATATTAGCGTTTGATGTAGTCGTATCCGAATTTTCGGGGTCTTGACATATATCAATTGCTTGTACAACATAACTTGCTGCTGTGCCTGAGACACTCACATCTAGTTGCACTTGTGATATTCCTGTTTGTGTAGTTCCACCAGCTGTACTAACCGAGTAGTTTCTAAACAAATCCGCTCTCGTAAAAGCCGCGTCTGCGTCCATCAAAAACACTGCATCGGGATCGTCAACAACAAAGGCAGTAATATCGCCTTGAGTTGGTGTGATTCCACCAGGGTAGAAATTGCTGTACGTTGGCTTTTGAGTAGTTGGATCATTATAAAACACTCCGTTAAAAACACCCACTACAGCATAACTAGTATTAGCCGCATGTCTTTCAATATTTCCTGATGTAAGTGGTCTCACTAAATCACCTTGAAATATTGCAGTTCCATAACCGGCTGCAATTGTGTATCTGTTTTGGGCGCCAACTAATGGTGTACCGTCTAGTTTTCTGTATGGTCTAAGACCAAACTTTTCTAGTTGATTTGACATAGTTAGTTCTCCTTAACTTAGTTGTTATTATTAATCCAAGCTATCAATGTAGGTAATGCAAAAAAATTATTTTTTACGACTACCACCAAAGGTAACTCTAGACTGTCTATCAATATTGATAGGCATATCCGGGTGTTGCTCCTTCATAAGATCCCGATCAATCGCGTCTGTTCTATCTTGAGTTATTTTTCTAAAATACTCAGCACGACTTTTCAATATCTCCTCCGGTATCCTTGCCAACACAAGGCCACCAATTCCGACTAAACCAGCGTGTTTGCCTTCATGAATGACGGGATAATCATGTTCACCTATTTCACTTTTAAGTGTTTCAGCTCTCACAAATTCCCACCCTTCTCTTAGTTTCTTAGATACATTACCTGGATCTTCGAAACCATTTGCAGAGGTTCTTATCCATCTATGTGAATATCCCTGCGGTGGCGCTGGCGCATCCAAACTGGATGGTGGAGTCCAATCTTTCTTTCTAGAAAGTTTAATTCTAGATTCAGACTCGCGTGAAGTTTTTACTTTATCGTTCATATTAAGCTCCTTCCTTCACGTATTTTGCGTATTCCTCTAGCGGCACCCCTAATTTCTTAGCGATAACTACCTGTGACTTGGTGAGCTTCACAGACTTGCGTCCACCTGATCTTCTGCTAACAGAAGCTACGTTTTGGACGGGTGTAACTTTTGTTTTTTCTTCAGTAGAAGATTCGGCAAATTTCTGAGGGAAATACTCCTTCATACGTTTGTTGATTTGATTATAATAGCCATCACTCTCCGCGTCAATTCCCTCCTGCAAAAGGTCTTCATGTATTCCCATAGCAGCAGAAGTTAATACTCTGTCCGAACCAAACCATTCATTATCAGTGGCCCAGTCTTGAGCCCTAGTGCTAATTTGTGGTTGTGGAGCTTGAGTTTGTTCAACAGGTTGTGACTCTATTTCTTTTTTCTTAGACTCTTTTTCAGCAAGGGTCATAGAAACTTTTTCCTTCTCAACAGCTAATTTAGTAAGCTTATCTTGAGCTTCCATAATTAACTCTGAGTCTTGAGAATCTAATGCTGATCTTAATTCACCTTTTGCCTTATCTCTTTCTGAATCAACTCTAGCATTATACTCATTTAAGTAATTAGTGTCAGTTTCTTGAAACTTCTTTTCAGATGTTTCGTATTGATTTTTTAACCCCTTAGCATATTCGACAGCAGCTCTTTCTCTACGCTCTGCTTCCTTTGCTTGAAAAGTTAATTTCTTGATTCTTTTTTGAACTTTATCAGAATATTCTTGAAGACCTTGTTCTTCGTCTTCTTCCTTTTGTTCAAATTTAGGATCTGCACTTACTTCAGTTTCAGGTTCCTTAGTTTCATGTAAAAGTTCTTTAGCGGATTTACCACCATTACTTACATCAACATAACCTAAGTCTACTTCTTGTTTTTTTTCAAAAGCTTCGTCTGAAACATTTGGTGCATCTACTTCGATTGTTTCTTCATTAACACCAGATGTATCTATTTCAACTTCTGGATTTGATTTGTCTTCAGCCATTTAGTCCTCCTTAGTAATGGTGCAAAATATCATTCGGGTCTTTTATTGTTGCAATGACTTCATCATCATTCAACACTCTAACTTCACCGCCATCTATTTTGAATCTTGAACCTGCGTACCTACTAAAAATAATCCATTCATTTAGTTTGCACCAAGGTCCGTTTGAGAATTTATCTTTATCGTTGTAACAAAGATCTCCCATTTTTAATACAAGACCACAAACTGTAGTCATTTGTATTGTTTCTTGTGTAGTATCAGATAGCCACAACCCACCTTTGGTTTTTTTAGGCCCTGCATATGGCAGAACTAAAATTCTATAACCAGTTGGTGTTGGTAAACTATCTAATGTTGATTTATCGATCTTTTTAGGATCTAGGACTGTTTCTATTTCTTCTTTTGCTTTGTAAGCGCTAAGAAGAGCATCAGTCCGTTTCGGTATCTCCGTGGACTTGTTCATCATCGTACTCCGTTGTTGTCAGCAGGTCTTTAAGATCCTGTTGCAGATCTTCAAGAGATCTGATTTGACCCCTAACATATTGTAGTTTCTCCATAGTGTCAACACTGTATATAGCGTTGTCCTTTAAACGAGCTAGAGCTTTTCTTACCTTATGTTGTACGAGAGATATTGTATCTATGTCCATTAATTTCTTTTAAGTGATATTTTATTTTTACCTTGTTTCAATAACATAAAACCAAAGTTGTTTACTATTACTTTTAGTATTAAATCCATGTCGTAAGCTGGATAATCATCAAATATGATTACAGTTCCTGGTTTAGATCTTTCTGCAAAAAAAATTGCTTCTTTCAGCACAGCTAATGTTGTGTGTGGACCATCTAAAAAAATTAAATCATATTTTGTTTTTAATTCTTTTCCGTTTTTATATATAGGCACACCATCATGAAATCTTTTCATAAATTCATCGTCCTCCATATGAAACAAACTAAAGTTTTCGTAATCACTTAAATCTTTTGAAAGTTGTGACTTCATTTTATTTGGATAAAGAGGTGCATCCGTTGAACCATTCCAAGTAATATTTGGATTATCAAAATGTTTGTAATTTATATCTCCGTAAGGATCAATTCCAATATGCCAATGGTTTTTAGATTTTAAAGACTCTAGGATTACTTGAGATCCCTTGCCTTCTCTTACCCCCACTTCAACTGTAAATAAATTATCGCCTAATGAATCGCAGGCTTGTTGTATGATTTCGTATTCGGTACTGTCCCCTTTAATCATGGGGATTTTTACCTTATTTAAAAATTAAAGTAAACCTTGTTTCTTTAACTTCTTAATATCACCCTTAGTAAGACCTGTTAAGTCTACTTTAGGTTGAACCGTTTTAATATCGGGTGATACTTTATTTAGATTCCAAGGTCTAAATAATTTTTTTATCCATTTCCACATTTTATGTCCTTACGTTATTTGGTTTAGGGCCACTGTTTGGGGCTTGGCGCTTTCGTGCAACAGCACTCGCCTTTTGCGACTTTGACATCGCTGTGGCTTTTGCAATAGGAACGCACTTCGGGTACTTCCTTGTTGAAGAGCTTGCAGATTTTCTTCCACACTCTTGAAACTTGCCACCTTTTTTCTTTGCTCCAATATCTACCCATTTTTGTTTAAACCATTCATTAAGTCCACCTGTTTTCATAGCAGGCACACAATTAGGGACTGTTCTTTTCCCCTTTTTTTTCATTCCTTTTTGAACATAGCCTTCCCAACAAGAACCCTTCTTGTACATTACTTTATGCCTTCAAAGTTAAGTCCTCTTATAGCTGCACCACCACCTCTTGCTAATTTTATTGTGCTTAAAGATTTTGCTTGTCCAGCGTGTAGTTTAGAAGCTTTTTTTAATCCCTTTACAACTTTACTAATTTTAACATTAGCCTTTTTCATTACTGTTCTATGCGAAGATGTATTTAGTGGACCACCTTCTGAAAACTTTTTAGTAAAAGTTATTTTTCCACCTTTAGTAGTTCTTTTATCAAATTTATTTTTTGATTTTCCGTAGTTACCTTCAATAGTTATATTACTTGATTTTCCAACTTTTATATTTTTACCGTAAGTAATATTTTTTGATTTAGTTTTTAATTTATTATCACCTTGTGTTTGTGTATTTTGACTTTTACTGATACCAAAGTTACCATATTTAGAATAAATATCTAAACCAACTCCTTGATCATCTATTTTTGTATTACCACTCTGTGAGGATTGTTTAATAATGTAAGGAGCTACGTCTACACCTTTTTTAGCTTTAATTACATCTACAGCCATACCAACTTTTGCTTTTTTAGGTCCCCAATCTTTTCTTCTTACTCCTGATGGATCTTTTGCCTTACCTGCACATATTTTAGAAGCATATGCGTTTGCATAAGCTGATGGATAAACTTTAAATTTTCTTTTAGCTGCTGCTTTACCTCTTGGGCATAGTTTTGTCATTTTTTAGGACCTCCCCTGAATATTTGTGTACCCTTTATACCATAGATGCTCGCCACGACAAGGATCCATAAATTTGTGAACCAGCTCGGAAGCTGTGAGAACATATCAAAGAACAATTTTACTTTCTCCATAGCGGTTGGATCATCCGATACGACTGCCCAGGCCAAAATTAAAACGGGCAAACTTAAAATTATTAAAACTGCCTCGTCCTTCCAATCTGATTGACGTGCCTCTAGAAGTTTTCCTTGGTAGGCTTCCTGACCTTCAGCCATTTTTCTTGCGTGCATCATTTGTGCGTCCGCCATCAGCATCTTTGTCTCTTGACGCTTCTTGAAGATGTGCGTACCTGCTTGTGCCGCCAATTTTATCGCGCTTAACCACATTATATTTCTCCTGTCTTCTAATACTCATGAATTCTATCATTTTATCCATTACAAGGTAAGCCCTATAACCATTAACTCTCCATCTCCAGGTCGGAGTATGGTGTGGTTTCCTTGTTTTACATGGAAACATCTGTCCATTAAACATATCTACAAATTTTTGAAGTGTATCTTTGTCTGTCATCTCGATGGTGCAGGCAAATTCTTTTTTTCTTCCTATTCCCTTTGACCAAATGCCAAAACTACCTTCTCCATCAAATATTCCAGCCAGAAAAATTAACTTAGACTGTACTGGAAGACTTTCGTATGAGTTTTTTGGTGTATTTTTTAACACTTTTAAACTTCTTATCGGTTAGTCCTTGTGGGTTAGGCCCTCTTTTTGGTGGTGGACCAGATCGTACACCTCCGCTTAATCCGTTTTTCATTTTCTATTTATCTTTTCTCTAGCAACTTCTAGACGTTCATCTGATTGTTCATCTTGTTGTGCTAGTCTATCATAATCAAATTCTAAACGTTGTGCAGTTCTTAGATTTTCTTGATCAGCTCTAAATTTAGTTTCTTCTGCTTTTCTTTGTAGATCCATAGCTCTTAAATCAACTTCTTGTTGTTTAATTTTAATTAATGGGTCTTCTTTGTTTTGTGCAGCCTGTTCACTTTGAACTAATTCTTGAGTTATTCTTGCTGCTATCTTCGCAACTTCGTTTTGGAAGATAATATCAAACTGTTGAGGGTCTTGTTGAGCCAATTGTTGCATTTGTGGGTCTTGTAATAACATTTCTTTTGCTTCAGCTTGTGCTTTGAATGAAATATGATCAGAAATATGTGATTGTAACAATCCATAAACTTGAGGATTGATCTGTACCATTCTTGATTGCATAAATGCCATGTGTGCAGCTAAATGTGCATCGTGATCTTGAAATTCAAACACTGTTAACAACTTCATTTGTAATGATCTTGCATTTTCTTTGGCAGGATCCATTGGTTCGGGTTGTTTTGGTGGTGGTTTTAGAATTTGATCTATAGTTTTAGTTCCAAGTGCTTCATAAACACGTCTGTATGCTTCGTGTAGGTTGTGCATCTGTGGGTTAGATTGTGCAATTTGTAATTGTGCTTGTGCCAAAGTCACTCTTTGTGACATAGACATAATATTTGGGTCTGCAACAGGTAAAATATCTACTCTCTTGTCAAAATCTGTTTGTTTAATTGTTCTTGGGCCACCGTAAACATCGTAAGGATACTCTGGTGGTAAATATTCTCCACAAATTTTTGCTAAAATTTTAAATTCTAATCTCATTGCATAGTAACAACGTTTGTGAACACCACTCATTACACGTGATCCTCTTTCCATCAGCGCCATTGTAGTTCCAACTGCTCTGTTTTGAGCATCGTTACCTATATTTGAATCTGTAATCGCTGCAAACTTTTGTCCTGCTTGGACAACAAATCCCATTAAGTTGTAAAGTGTAGGACTTGGTTCTGTAAATGGTAAATTAAAAAACTGATCTCTAATATTTCCGCCAGGCGCATCTACATCTCTAAACTCTCCTGGTTGAATTGGCTGATCATCATCTCTAACTCTAATACCTCTAGACTTAAATCCTGCTGGTAAATTTTTTAATGTACCTGCATCAATTAATTGTCTTAGCGATTGAGTTGCTGCTTGTGATAGACCACCAATCATATGTGTTAAACCAAAACCATAAAAACCTAGTCCAGGTAAAAATTTATAATGAACAAAATATTCACATCTTGCGTAAGTAAAATCTTTTGGTTTATAGTTTCTGTAAATAGATAGAACTTCTCCACTACCTTCATCAATAGTTACAATGTATGGAATCTTTATTTTCTTTGCTTTATCATCAAAGTCTTCGTAGTCATCTAAATTTAAATCTACATGCATTTCAAGTATAGTATTTAGATAATCTGAACCTGTGCCTTTTACACCTTCAAGTTCGTTTAATTTTTTCTGTACTGAATCTGGTTCTGTAGTTGAATCAATTAATTCTATATCCCTATAAAAACCTGCAGCCATTTTCTTTGTGACATCGTTTTGTGTCATTTTAATAACGTGAGTAATTCTTTCACAATCTTTAAGATCTGATGCGTAATATGGAACTACTAAATCCTCTGCTGGTATAAATTTAGATACAGGTCTGTCTAATAATTCATCGTAATATATTTTTTTAAATGTAGATCCTGATAGTGGTAAGTAGAATAACATTTGATCCATGTCAGTTGTGTAGTCTTCCATCTCCTCCATCAGCAGGTAATTCATGTAGTCTTTAACTCTATCTGCTTGTTGTTCGGTGGCCGCTGTTTGTAGTCCGATCACCTGTGTTCTTACTGGGCCATCAGATGGTACAAGTTCTTTATAGGCTTGTGCTTGGAATTGTGTGACTGATTCAGCTAACAAAGGATGCGTGACACCGGAAGCTCCCTTGAATGGTTTTGTTACTTCTTGGTACTTAGTTCCTAATAAATCTAAACCTTTAATGTAAGCATCTTCCCATTCTTTTCTAGAAGTCTTATCTTTTTTGTATTCTTCAATGAGCTCCATGGCCATGTCCTTAAGCTCACGCTCGTCCATAGTTTCTGCAAGATTAGCATTAAAATC